AAGTCCACACACTTCTTTCCCCATTTAAAACCCTTCTGCTTGAAGGAAAGCTGTTGGCGTGGAAACCCGCTAAATATTGCTATACTCATAATGATTCTTGCAACTTTAATTTTCAGCAAAAATAGTATTTTAGGCTAACCTCAACAAGAAGATAAGTTTTTTGCTATCTCAGGGCATACAATATCATTATCCTCAGGTAAAATCAAATGGGACATATTCATCCTGTTCACTTTCTATATAGTTGTTCTTCCAGTACTCATCATTCAGCACATCATCTGGGTCATCATAGTCTGTGTTCTTCTCATCATACTTTCCTCCCATAAGCCTTAGTCTGTCTTCCCTGAGCAGCATCAGCATTCCCAAGGCTGATACTCGGTCAAAGTTTTTAAAGGGATTCCACTGTGAGAGCTCTATAAGCAGAGCCTTGTTCTTAACAAAATCCAGATTATGCTTGGTAATAACTTTCTCTTCTCCGTTCTCCACAACAATCTCAGTCTGCGGAGTAAGCAGCCATTTGGCTATCCTGCTTCTGGCAAAGCCATTGATTGACTGTGAGGCAGTAATACCTTTGGCTGTATTACCTGCTCCACCTGGTTTCATCATCTGCTTATCCACAAGTATCTCCAAGGTGTCTGTAAGCAGGTAGGTGGAATTCATGGTAGAGAAATGCCCGAATAGTCCTTTCTTGTTATTCTCATAGTTCAGCCTTGCATTATAGAACAAGCATAGTCTTCTGCATATCTCAAAGTAGTCATCTGCCATAGGTGGCCTTCCTGTATATTCTGCCACTATTCTGTCTGTCATAAGGTCAAGGATAATGATAGAACCAAGTGATACTGTGGTGGATTCATCATTATCATAGGGGTCAGCTCCTGCTATATACCTGTTCTCAAACACATTGCCATCAGCATCTTTCTGTGGCATCTCAAAGATTTCAATAGCTCCCTGCATGTTTTTATTATCTTTGTGGGGAAAGTATCTTATGGGAGCATCAGAGGTGGGAGAAAAGGATACCTCACCTTCACTAAGGGCCAGCTGTCCAACATAGGTAGAGTCATAGAAGTTGGGATTAGAGTTGATTTCCATAATCCTGTTCTCAATGTCTGTCACTGGGAATTGGTTGACACCTCCCTGAATCATAGCTTCAGAGGGTGTAATAGGCATATTTGATACTATCTTGATAATGGTCTTTGGGTCTGAGGTGTTGTACTTTGCCTTCCACCTCTCATTCAAGAGAAACAGCAGACTTCCTACTACATCAGTAACCCCGTCTTCATTATAGAATCCCTTTAGGTTAATATAGGCTGGAGTAAAGAAAGAGAACCAGGGTCTTCCCTGATTTGGCTTGTCCCACACATTGGGTATGGCATACACATCATAGCCCTTGGGATTATACACCAGCTCCTGAGCTCCATGAAAGTCTGAGGCTTCATCACCAGCAGTTCCCACCAAGTAGGCAAGGCCATATACAGACTTACCTTCCTTCATTCCATCGCGTACATTATTATATACGTCTATCAATTTGGGGAATGAACCAAACTCTTCAAACAGAATATAACCACGTTTACCACGAATCTTTGCTTCATCATCCTTAGATGAAAGTCCCAGTACTATATTCTGGTCTCCCTTATTAGCTCCAGTAAGTTTGTCTTTATATCCCTGTTGCCAGGTCATCTTATTAGGGGAATCCACCAGCATTCTTCTTGCAATGTCAAAGTGTTCTGCCATGAAGGATTTTATAGGCACAAACTTAGAAAAAGTACCATCTTTTTCTGCCAGATATTCCCTAAGATAAGCAGTCAGAATAGTAGTAGTTCTCCTGTGTGCTTCCTTGTTCTCACCCATAATAAGGTTATGGGCCATGATAGCTGCCAGACAGAATGACTTACCACTACCACGTTTAGACAATTCCACACAATGTTCTCCTCCTTCAAAATTGTTGTATAACCCACCATTTCTGGCTTGGTCTATATAGTGGAACCTCCAATAGGTTGCTTCCCACACATTAGGGAATCCTTCTATTCGTGAAGCTCTTTTCTTCTTACCATCTTTGTCTGCCTTGGTAATCATCATAGGCACATAGTTCAGGTAGAAGTACATATAGCCTGTAACCCATTCTCCATCTGAAGGTCTTACATAGCCTTCCCAGCATCTCCTGATTTCTTCCCTGAGCCATCTTCCATAAGGAGAGTTTGGATTCCTGTTTGGCCTTAGATCTGTATACCTACCATCTTTCATATACTTCAAGGCTGAAGGCCTGAAATAATCCATGTCTTCCAGTATATGGGGATTAGCTAAGTCCACTATAATCCTGCCTTCTTCATCCCTAGGCCTGTCTTTGGCTCTTTCCCTATAGGGAGAAACAAGGTTTTTTACAAAGGGTACTGTCAGCACAATATCCCAGAAGTCCTTCTGTACTTCCTTTGGATACTTGTCCAGCAGGTCTTTGGTTATGCCTGTCTGGTATTCATTGACCAGTAAATCATATCTTTCATTACTCTCTTCCATTTTCTCTCCTTATTTAAAAAACCCTCCCATCTTCCCAGACAGGAGGGAGAAACCTAACATTTATCACTAATCCTATGAAAAAGACTATCTAGCGCGATTCACAAAACTTCTAACTAAAAACAATATTACAGAAATTAATATACCTACTATAAAACCACCTGCTCTCAGGCGGAGTTTTTCAAACTTTGACACACTCTCTTTCACAGGATAGGGAACCCTGACTGAGTCTACTTTGACAGAGTCACGGTATACTGTCTTTCCTACTATCCTATCCCTGTACTTGATAATCACCTTCTCCTTCCATATAGTATCTCCCTGCATCCACATATACACAGAGTCCTTCTGATAGATAGAATCCCAGGAAGTAAGTGTGTCGTGTTTTTCCACGACAACCTGATGAATCTCAGGAACTGTCACATACTTAGTCTTGCATGATGTAAGCAGTCCTATCAGTATGAGAATAAGAAGCCAAAATAGCCAGAACATCTCTGGGAATCTGGGTTCATCATTCATGTAAGGTTCCTGTGTATCCATATTAATCCTTGTATTCTAAACTGTTTACTCTGTTAAGCCAGCCTCTCAGGAACTTCTTCTGCTTTCCTGTGGCTATCCTTGTATAATAGGCTATGCGGGCTTTCTTCAATTCCTTCCAAAGGTCTTCAGGACCTTCAGGCCACTTATTGATAGCTCCCAGTGTCTTAATGCCAAAGATGCCATCCTGAGCTACCTTCAATACTTTCTGGGAATTCTTCAGTCCCCAAGCTCCAGAGGTCCAATACCAATCACATATCATGCAGGCTACACTGTCACTCTTGATAGCTCCACCATGAATCTTGTCCCAGAATAGGGAAACCAGCACTTCCTTCCATTCCTGATAGGTAATATTCTTCAGGTCTTTGAGCACAGGCTTGCTTCTTCCTGCAAATTTCCTGAACCTGATATAGGTATTCAGGGTTATTCCAGTCTGTGTATGTCCTCCCTTATCATCTGGGTCATAAGCATAGCCTGGTCTTCTTGCTCTTTCAAAGAGCCTCTCCAGGCTTTCTCCATAAAGTTGCTTTACTCCAGCTTCCCACCTGATGATATGAGGAATCAGTTTATCAATGTCTGCCATTCTTCTTGTCTTCTTTAAGGTCACTCAGGTCTACGTCAAAGTGTCTTTCTGTCTTGTCAACTAAGACCTTTGCCATTATCTTCCAAATCTGATAGCCACTGTCTCCAGGCTGTCTGCATGAGCACTTGTTCTCAGCTATAGAGAGAAGCTGTACTCCACAGATAGCTCCTGTGGCAATGTAACTTAAGGGAACATAGAGGTCTACAAACACCCATTTCTGGGCTGCAAACATCAGCAGGATAATAATAAAGCTCTCAATCATTGTGGGAATCATTCCCCATGCCTTGTAGCTCACATATTTAGCAGGTCTTTTCTTCTTGTCTGGATAGCGTTTCTTTACTCTTTTGTCTAACTCGTATGCTGTCCAGGAATCATACAAGATAAATGCTATGGCTACTAGTATAAGGGGGAAGGCTGGGTTAAATACTCCAACAAACCAACCAATTATTCCTCCCACAAAACTGAGAATCCATTCTGAATACTTTTCCATCTTACTTATTTTATTTTCTCCTGCAAAAATAAAAAGAAAGAAAAGAGTGGGTAAACAGGTTAATTTTCTACTTACCCAAAATAAAAAAGGCAAGCCATCCTAGACTTGCCCTTAGATTAATAGTATGTTGCTATTATACAGCAACTTCCTAACTCCAGAACCCATACAGTTTTACCAGCAGTTTCTTTATCATACTGTCCTTTGCTTCTTCCTCAGATGTTTCTCCATGATTATAGTTTTCTGCCAAAGATACTATGGGCTGGGTATGGGCTACTCCACCCTCTATTATTATAAATTGCAAATCAAGGCTGGCCTTATGGTAGGCCTTGATAGAATATGGCTGGGTATCACTATAGTTAACCACTACTGATACTGGGGAATCCTTGGCAATCTCTGTGTTATACCAAGTCTCAAAACTTTCCTTAATTAGATGAAGTACATTACTCATAAAAGATGATTTAGGTGTTAAACAAATAAGTAGGGAGTCAGGCTTATTCCCAACTCCCTGCAAAGATAACCACTGCCTGATACTCCTACAAACAATTTAAAGATTATTAGGACTTATTTCTTTGGTCTACCCAGTCAGCAACCTCATCCAAGCCATCTTCAAACATTCCCTTCTCTATAGCTCCAGCAGCTTCTCCAAACTCATTCTCTTCCTTTAATTTCTGCTCTGCCTCTTGTATCATGGAGGCAACCTCAGGAACCATCTTCAGGGTAGTAAGGTACTCTTTCAGGCTCTTAGTATCATCAGGCTCCAAATCTTTAAGGAGCTTCTGTACTTTTTCTACTCCCTCCATAGCTGCCCTAAGTAGGATGGCTGAAGAAGAGTCAAAGGTTCTGTAGAATATGATGGCTTCCTTAATGAGGACATCTGGTTTCCAGTCATCAGGATATCCTAATCCCTTCTTTACTGCTTCCATCCTATTGTCATCATCAGTGATATACTGATAGTCAGACCTTGGATCACAGTAGAAATAGAGGAAAGACAGCTCCTGAAGTGCTTTGTCCTTGGTTTTTCCCTTATCCCTTGTCCAAAGCTTCTTAAATGGCTTGAGCATCAAAGCCTCTGGAGCCACCCTTACCTCATAGTTCTCATATCTGAACAGCTTCATTCCACCTTAATCTTATTATTAGGGAGAATCAGTCCCTGCTTAGGCTTCTTAATGCCAATCAGAGTATCTCCTTTATAGGTCACTTCTTCAAAGTCTTCCATAATATAGTGAACATCCCTCTGGTCAATAAGGATACAGGTAATAGGTTCTCCATCTTTGTCTACCATCTCTACCTCATGAAGTCTGAGTCCTACAATAGGATTATCAGCCATTGCCTTTACAGAGTTGGGGTCTTCCTTGAATACAGCATACTTGTAGAAGTTGATGTTCACCACATCTCCTGGCTTCACAAACTTCACATCATCTCCAACGGCAATCACTGTCTGGTACTGCTTAATGTCACCACGCTGATGGATAAGGACTCCTGACTCATCAAAGTCATCCCAGCCATATAAATCCTTAGTTACTAACACTTGACAGCCAATAGGCTTAATCTTTTTTACTTTTAACATTTTGATAATAATTTAATTGGTTGTTGTATTTACGGACTTTGTCATAATCAACATAGAGTTTCCCTATATAGGGAATATTGAAATTGGTGGGGACAGACAACTCTTCCTCTATTCCTTCTTTAAGTGGAAGACTGATAGCCGTATCCTTGATAAAGCTCCAGTAGCTATAGTATATCTTCTCCACCAATTCCAGAGGAATACTAAGCTTTCTTGCTGTTTGCCTTAGGGCCAAGTTTAATGAATTGCTGTTCATCCTTAAAGCTGAAATTAATCATCAGCCTTGCACCATCCTTGTCTATGCTTGGAATCAGGTTAAGGAATATCTTCTCATTCCTGATAACTCCATTCATCCTGAATTTACACAGAATCACATTCAGATGCTTGGGCTTGATATTACACTTCTTGCAAATGGTCTTCCTTGTCTCATTTGAAAGCAGGAGGTTATCCACAATATCAAGGTCTGAAATCTTCTTGCTAATTCTATAACGCTCTTGAAGAAAGGCAGCAAGAACCTCCATCTCCTTCTTGGTAAGGTCATGGATAGGCTTTAAGAAAGCCACCCACACCTTAAAGAAGTCACCATCTGGAGACATCTTCAGCTTAGGATTTGGCTTAATCTGGATGTAGTTGGTTACTTTCTCCATAGCCTTGTCCATTAGTTATTGCTCTCTTCAGACTTCTTCTGAGCTTCCTGCTCAAGCTTGTCATAGTTGTCAAGAGTGCTTGATACAAGCTTCTCAACCATGTCAGAGCATCTCTCCACAAATCCAGTGCTGAAATACTCTCCTTTGCCAATAATTTCCAATAATAGACCTAAGTCATTGAACTCATTGATTACTTTCTGAGCATTCTGCAGTTTGGCATAAAGCTGCTTACACTGCATATTCAGGTCATTGGCAACATTCTCAAGCTGCTCATAAGTCAGCTTCTCACTTTTCTTCTGTGTG